ACTCTAGTGAGCCGAAAAGACCTTCCCATAGTACGGGTCCTTCTACTGGAGCATCACCTTCTTTGTATCTAGGTTTCTTCTTAGCCAGTTCCAGTCCTTTCTCTTGCATATATTGTTCAGTAAGAGTCTGTCTGACTTGCCCGACGATTGTCTCTGGAGCCATGTTCAATGCACGAATAGTTGAAGGATAAAGTGAGTTAATATCAATAGAGCCTATCCACTCATGTAGTCCTTTCTTAGGATTCATCACATAAGCACCTGCCGCTTGTCCTTCACTGATTGTATTGATATTCTGTCTTATCTTATTGGGTACAACCATGCCACGTTCATGTGCTTCATTCATCACTGCCATTTCAATCATAGCAACTGAGCCCATAACAGTTGGAAGCAACACAGTATTTTCATGCGCCAGTTGATTAGCAAGTTCTAAGAACTGCAACTTATCATCTAGTTTCTTAAGCAGTAATGTATCCTGTCTGTTATATTCGATGAACTTTTTAAAGTCTTTGTTGTACAGTTGATCTAGTGACCCTTCATACTCAGTCTTCTTTTCACCAACTTCCATTTCACCAATCGCATCTAGTTTATAACTATGGCGAGATTCATAGTTGTACTTTTTATAGAGTTGTAGATAGTCTAAGTGAATACGACCAACTAAGTCAAACGTTTCTTCTTCTTTACCAAATCGTTCATACTTACGTTTCTTAGGATACTGCCCTAACAGACAAAATCTACGTGTATCATCTTTAGACATCACACGTGTAACACGATTGACCATATACGGAATATCATATCCTTCTGAGTTCCAACCTGACAACACATCTGCATCTTCGATTAAAGAAAAGAATGCATCAAACAATTCTTTCTCTGTTCTGAACAACATAGTATCAGGGAACTCTGCGATTGCTTCTTGTGCAGTCTCATACGTCATATGCTTAGGGGGAACTGCAAGACATACTAACTGATCAAGCCAGTCTAAGTATAGACTAACAGCAGTCACAGGATTGAATGGATCACTTGGAGGAGAGAATCCTCTACTAGGATCAAAGTCTACCTCGATATCAAAAAAACACGTATGCAGTTTAGGGGCATCAACCTTCAGATAGTTTTCACTAAGGCATCTGAAGACGATCGGAATGTCTGCTTCAAACAGACGTTTCTTACCGTGGATGCGTTTCTCTTTCTCCCACTCTGCTTGTTTACGTGACGAAAACTTTTTGACAGGAGTGCCATAAAGTGATCGATGTTTGCCCTTAGGATCTTCATAATACAGAACATAATTCGTAGGATACTCTTTAAAGTCTCTGTTACCCTCAGGGGTACGTTCTACGACATGTATTCGTTCCGCAGATTTATCATGTATGGCGTCGATATAACTCATAGTGCTATTGTACTATAAAGTTGTTCTGATTGCAACTGATGAGTCTCAATTCCTGGATGTTCTTTGTCCAAAGCATAATCCTTAAATGTTAATTTGATATGATCGATAAAGTTTTGCATTTCGATCAAGTCAGGTTTTGTTTCTTGTGCTATTTCTGGCACATTGAGAAACGAATAATTTTTTATATTTTTAGAGTTTAATATCATTTCTGCATGTTGTATGGATAACCAATTATTCCAAAACTTTTGTTCTTCACTTGTCTCACCTAACATAACTTTATTGATTTCTATTCTATGTTGAAGTTCTTTAGACTCTGAAGTTATTTGAAAGCCTGCGTCAATTTTATCAGTCATTAGGTAATTTTCATATCTATCAAAATACGAATATCCTATTACAACTAAATCATCCTGTTTAAAATCTGTCCGTAAAATATCTAGTAAAATTTGATAATTACCCGAACCACAAGCAGATAAATTTAAACACTCGTAATCTAACTTTTCTGCTAGTAGATTTGGCCAAGCAAACTTACTAGGAGAATCACCTGGACGTCCATTTCCTATATAACAGTCAGGTAAACTGTGGCCGTATGTAAATGAACATCCAAACGTGACAAGTCTTGGCATTAAAGAGTTCGACCAACAGTCTCCAAGATATCGTTCAGTTGTTCGTGGTCAGCATTTGTGTCCATTAGATTGCTTTTGTATGCAATTCTAATTGCTTTCTTAAGAATAGAAGGCTTGATTTCAAGTTCTTCTGCGATTGCTTTTACAGTATCATTGAGTCCGCCGTTAAGTGTCTCAACTTCTTGCATTACTGCCATGCCTTCATTAACAAGTTGCTTCATTTTATTAACTTGCTCTGGATTAAAGTATTTACCTGCCATTATTATCTCCTATGATTATGTAAATCTATGCATATAGTATACAGAATAGTCTGTATGTTGTCAAGGGTATATTTACCCGTTTCTGTCGTCATCGTTTTGTTGGATGACATTTTCTAATAGAGTGAGCGGCGCCCCCTCTAGTTTAGAATAATATAACAATGCTTTTGTATCTTTCGGAAAACAGTGTCCACCAAAACCAAACTTACCATCTGGTCCAGGGACTTGCATATGACTGTCTCCTATTCTTGGGTCACGTTTTACCATGTCAGTAAACTGCTCCCATGTAGTCTCTGCATTGCTTGATTGGTGCAAATGAAATAATTCATTAAAGAATGATACTTTCGTTGCTAACCAACTGTTAATTGTGTATTTGATTAGACTTGCTGTTGTGAAGTCTGTTTTGAATGTGGGTACGATTTTGACTTGACTATGATGAATGTATGCTTGTTCTACTTCGATGCAGTCTTGTAACTCTCCACCTAGTATTTGCATATTTGGATTGATAAAGTCTTCTAAACTGTTTGCTTCAGTTAAGAACTCAGGATTATATACAAGTCGTAATCCACTAAAAAGTTTCTTAAACTGCGTTAGATGATTAGGAGTAATAGTAGATTTAACTACTACAACGTTTGCATAGTCTGTAAGTCCAATGTTAAGTAATACTTCACGTACTATGTGAGTATCTACGTCTAAATGTGATTCTTGTTGTGGAGTAGGCACACAGACAAATATCATGTCTGGATTCCATTCTACTAAATCTTTGATTGTGTGAGAATTAATTGCTGGGTCAACGATAAATTGTTCTGTATCATTAGTAAAACCATTGCTGACTGCGGAGCCAACAAACCCTTTACCGATTATACCTAACTTCATACTTCGCCTTTAATTTTTGCTACAAGATATTCTTGTTCGTAGTTTGGGTCACCATGATAGACCGGGGCCTTTGCAATTGCTTTGTCTACTCTCATTTTGATCTGCCAGAGTTTCTTTTTCATGTCTGAACCCGTGTAACCACAGTTTCTTTCATTCAACATTTCATACTCTAGTTCCCAAATGATATGTAGTGCTTTTTCAACTTCAGGTAATATCATGTGTTCTATTGTAATATTTAATACGGTTAGAGTCAAGCAAAACATTTCCCAAAAGCAATTATTGATAAATAATAGTATGAGAGCCTATCAATTTATCAATGAAGATCCGCTTAAAGACTTGGAAAACAGACTTCCCAAGATTAAGAGTGATCAATATAACGTAGACGAAAAAGGTAAAATTTATCGTAATGCCAAGCAGGCTGCCAAACAAGCACACAAAGCAAGACAAGAATTAACTGCTTCTGATCAAATGTTTGATGATGGTTTAAACATTGAGGATGAAGTAACAAAAGCCGCACATTGGATGGGTAATGTTTTAAAAATTGAAAATATGCCTAAAGTCAAGTTAAGTTATGATACACAAGAGGCACAAGACGGTCATCATACGGGTAGACACGAACTTGGTTCTGACGAGATTTGGGTCTATGGCAACAGAAATCTAATTGATATTCTTAGAACAGTATTCCATGAACTTGTTCATATCAGACAAGGAGAAAAAGGTTTAATCACACCCAATTCAAGTTATCCAGGGTCTCCTATAGAATCAGAAGCAGATGAAATTGCCGGCAAGTATATTAAAATATACGGAGAGCAAAACAATCACGTTTTTCAATAAACTCCGAAACAAATTTACAGAACATCCACACTCTTTGGGTGAAACATACACGGAACATTTAAGTTGTGCATTGTACTATGGTGTAAGTATGCTATTAACAGGCTTTGCTGTTATCATACATGCGTTCTTTCCGTTTTTGTTTGTAACAACTGGTAGTGATCTTGCAAAAGAAATCTGCAAGGATGTCAACAAAAGAGAGTTATAACTCTCCTTTTCGCAATAATCGTATAAACTCTTTAGATTTTTCAGTACGCACTCCAGTAACTTGTAAAGTAATGCGAGGGTGATGTCCTGCGTTTGCAGTTGAGTGAGGAACATCTTGCCATCTAAATGTAGTCACATCTCCTGCTTTCCAATGCTCAAAAGTATAGTTACCATAACTAAACCATTGACCGGGTCTCCAATCAGATAATTGAATCATGTATCTTTCTACAGTACTTGGGTCTTCAAAGTTCCATTTTTCTAATTTGTCCATGTGCAAGTTCCATACTTGACCTGGATTTTGTACATGAATTCTAGTCATCATATCATCTAAACCAAACTGATCTGCAATTGCTTGTATGTTTGGTGGCACTTCCCAGTTAAGATTACTGACAACATAGTCAATACCATAACCTGTCTTTTCTAAGTCATAGTCTTCAGTCTTAAATTCATCTTCTCCTCTGACTTTAGATTCTTTTTTAGGGTTGCCTCTCGTACGCCATGTTGCTTCTTTAGACTCTGCTACAACTTTGTCTAATTCTTCTTGTGTGATGCTACTCAAATCAATTACGCCTACTCTATCGACTGTATCATAGAGAGGATGCATCAAATCAGGGTCAAAGTGATAATTGCTTCTTTGTTTTAATTGTTCCCAACTGCTTTGTGTCATATTACTTTTATTCCAATATCTTTTAGATTGTAGTCTTGCTGATATTCTTCTGGTGGCCTATTGATTTTTAATATATCTGCTAAATCTAAATTATCTTTCGGGCTAATGCCACCATATCTTTTCCATGCATTGACGATATCTCTGTTTTGATCGTCTACAATCTTACTCATTTCTCTTAAATTCACATAATATTTATGATAGAGAGGGTATGTAATATCAAAGTGTCCACATCTTACCCACCAACCCAAACATGCATCATTATCTCTGTGAACTAAAACAATAGGGCAGTCTGGCCAGTTATCTTTTAGAAAGTCTATGTGATGTGCGAACACATGACTCTTAATAATACGCACACCTTCGCCTGAAAAAGGTCTATCAAACTCTGCTTCACATTCTTCTTTTGTATACTTGTTAAGAAACAAAAAGAAATCTCCGAACTCCATGCCTGGATCAAAGTATGCACCAATATGCATTAAGTCTAGTTGCCCACTAGCATCATGCCAATACTCTCTGTCTTCACTAGCATCACTTTGATCTATAGAATCACTGTAGTAGATGTTTTTACATACACTACTCCATTTAGATCCGGGTGCCCCTGCTACAAAAATATATTTCATACGTTTCTTTCTTCCTTAGTTCTAATACCGTCCCACACCTCTTTGTCAAGCCAATGTTCGTCTACATATTTGACATACTTATGATTTGCATCTTCCCAAATAAATTTCATTATATCTGGATTATCATATGCAACTGGAAAGTCTAAAATTTTACTTACATATCTTAGATAATAAGCCTTATGTAAAAAGAATGCTTCATGGTCTAAGAAATGCACATTATAATCTAATAGATTTGTATAGTAATAGTTAAGTGCTATCGGCAGAGTTACTTCTTTTCTAACTCTTTTCTGTTGTTCTACGTTTATGTTTTTATCTCTTACGATTATACCTATTGTAACATCAATGCCTAGTTTAATACATTCGTCTGCAAACTCTTTTATTTTAGGTGTA